GGCGCATGGTTTGGCCCGGAAGATCCAGGCGGCAAAAAAGACACTTGGGTTTGGGTAAGAGGTAATTTTTGGGATTAATAAAAAAATTAAATATTAAGCAGCAAGCTTCAAGCAGCAAGCAACAAGCTTGACAAAACAGGATTCAGGGATTATAAAGGATGTAGAAAGGAAAAAAAATTATGAAAGCAACAATTGAATTAATAAAAATTTATCAAGACGCGCTGGTGGACACTATCAACTACCTGGATCAAATTGGACACAGCGATACACATTTGCGCCATAAGGTTGATGTAGCATTAAATCATTTAGATAAATTAACAGAAGACTCGGAAATGGAACTAACAAAAATAAGTTTAAAATGAAAAAGGATAAATAATTATGCCATACTTTAGAGAAGAAGATATAAAAAGAAAACAAAACAGCTGGAACGAAGAAGCTCACAACGTTTTAGTTTTAGCAATACAAACAATAGACAAGCTGGGGGGACGTGAACAATTTCCAGAGCTAAGACAGCGACTGGATTTAATTTTAAACTCGGAGCACTGGAAGGAGAAGCGAAGCAAAGAAGAGACCGCGCGCCTGAACTGGCTAGCTACAACAGGAGGAGCGCCAGATGAAGAATGAAAACAAGTGAAGCATTAAAGATTATAGGCGGCAGCCTGTCGAAGCCTTCGAAGATGCCGGGCTGGTCGATAGGTTTACCGGCCAAAGAGTGCAAGACAGGTGGCAAGCTCGTACACATACCGGGAAGCGTCTGTTATGATTGCTATGCCTTGAAAGGCTGTTACGTCTTCAAGGTTGTTCAGGATGCACAGTACAGAAGGCTGGCGGCCATTACAGGTCCAAGGTGGGTTGAAGCAATGGCCCATTTGATAAACAGCAAGAAGGCCGATGTATTTAGATGGCACGACAGCGGCGACGTCCAGGATTTAGATCACCTTCAAAAGATTTACAGCGTTTGCAGGTTGACGCCTTCGAAGCGTCATTGGTTACCGACCCGGGAAGCGTGGATTAAGGACCACCTGTCAGCAAAGCCAAACAATTTAGTCATACGATTTAGCGCGCCCATGGTGAACCAGCGGGCGCCTCAGTCGTGGCCTAACTCTTCAGAAGTAGTAACTGAAGGCGGCAATTGTCCCAGCTCGAAGCAAGGCAATCAATGTTTAGATTGCCGGGCGTGCTGGGATCCTTCAATCAAGACAATACAGTATAAAGCTCATTGATATGTTTAGACATCCAAACTATTATAAAGAATTACGCAAGGGCCTCAAGCACCAAGCTGCAAGCCACAAGCATCAAGCTCCAAGTTCGTTAAGCAACAAGCCACAAGCTTCAAGCCCCAAGCAGCAAGCATCAAGCTCCAAGCCGCAAGCGTCAAGCTCCAAGATCTGAGAACCACGAAAAAGTTTCACGGCACCCGAACCGAGGTGCTCAATGCAGATGAAAGTATTGTGTGGATGCTTCACATGGAAGGCTATTTGGTGTGGTGAAAATCGGATCTTATTACTCTTTGTTACTTTTAGTTCTAGAGTGAAAAAGTGCCCAGAATTATTATAGCCCAATAGATCAGGAGTACCGGATAAGCTAAGATTTTCAAGTCTAATCCAGGAAATTTGTGGTATAGATTTTTTAATTTTTTCATATAATTTTCGCTCGGGTTTCAAGGTAACTAGGGCTTTCTAATTTGGTGTTTTAGGAGCGATAATTACTTTCTTGTGTTCAGGTTTTAATACAACACGAATAGAATTTTGTCCAATTATATTTGACTCTTGCACTTCGATTCTTTTTATCTCTTCGAGGTGTCCGCCTATCTGCATATAGATAGTAGCATTAGATATCGCATTACCTTTTTTGCCATTAGTAAATTGGTCTAAGTATTCCTGTAGATGTTTAACAAACATTATTGACTTTATAGGACAGTTACCTTAAAAAGTCAACATGGGATTACCGAAGAGACTTACAGAAATGCAAATGAGATTTGCAGAACTACTTGTGTTTGGTGACGAACACGGACCACTCACACAGACAGAGGCAGCTTTGAAAGCAGGATACTCACCGAAACGTGCAAGGGTTGAAGCATCAGAACTTACAAACCCAAGACTATCACCACTCGTTGTAAAGTACATTGGTGAACTAAGAGAAGAAAGAATTAGAAAACACGAAGTGACTTACGAGGGACACATCGCAGAACTCGGTAGACTTAGAGAAGCCGCTTTGAAAAAAGGATCATTCTCTTCTGCAGTGAATGCGGAAGCAAACAGAGGCAAAGCAGCAGGGCTATACATAGATAGAAAAATAATAAAAACAGGAAAACTAGAGGACATGTCAGAACAAGAACTAGAAGCAAAAATGAAACAGCTTTTAAACGATTACGGACAGATAATAGATGTAACTCCATCTAAAGTTTCTGAATCTTCTTCACCCAAGCCCGAGGAATCATCGTCCGATCCCCAAAAGTAATTTCGTTATCATCTTTATCGTAAGACGCAAATAGTTT